TATTTGTTTTTGTAAATGCTGAGAATAAGGTGTCACCGGCTTTAGCATCTGCCGCGCCTATTATTATATCTTGTTGAGCCATTATGCGATCACCTTGTCAGTGGTTATAAAAGTTAAATCTGTTGTGAATCCCGATGTATCAATAGTGAATTCAGGCAAGCCATCAAATTGCCTTTGTAAAAATTGCACTTGCGCCATAAAGCCAGAATAAACTGGGATTTCATCAATTAACCCCGAGTTAATGTTAATTAAGTCAGTGTTGTCGCTAATATCACTTGCATTTTCTGCTATTAAAAGTGAATTGATACCTATTAATATAGTGTTTTGCGCTATATTTTCAGCATTATCATTGATTACTGTGGTGCTGGTGTTGGTGGTATCGGTTAACGACTCAAGGAACCTAGTAAACCTAAGTGTTAGGTTTCCTTTGTCGTCTATAATATCCTCACGCCTGCGAGGTACAATGATTGGCTCAGTCATTAGTCAACCCCTATTTCTGGTGTTGCCGCAATTCTGATTAAGTTTGCGTTAACAGGATCGGTAACTGTAAATCGAATAGTACGGGTTCTTGGCACTCTGCCTTGCCTACTCCATACGGTTTCATGTCCATAGTCTCCGATTTTACCTATGTCCCGCTTAAATGGGCCTATGAAGTTATTACCTTGATCATCTGAAAACTCCATCATGATTACGGGGTCCGAGCCTTGGCCGGTTGTTAAGCCAACGCCAGATTGTAACGTTGCTTCTAATTCACCAGCAAACACGACTGCCCCACCTGAAGCGAAAGGCTGTGTTGTTGCTTGTCTTAATATTGCATTACCGTACTCAGTAAAAACAGAATCATCAATAAGCCCTATGCGACCATCTAACGAGTCACCAACCAAAAGCTTGCCGTATGCTTTAGTGATAGCATTTGCGCGCCATGAGTTATCATCTATACCTGTTTGAAGTTCAAACCAAATACTCCCGCCGCTCAACCCTGATGCAGTACCGTTATAAACAAAAGTACGACTAGGGATGCTTTCAGATTCAAAGGTGAATATTGCAAAAAACTGACCTTGCTTTGTAAAGGTCATTATAAATGATTCTGCGATCTCTTCTTTGGTGAATTTTTGAATAGCGTTATCAATAGCATTAGTTGAAATCTTAACGGCGTTACTGCTTGAGGTTTGACGCCAAATAGCTGTCAATTCATTCTTGCCACCACCAATAAACACATAAGTGCTATCGAATTCAGCAACACCATATTTACTATGCGCGCCCTTTTCAGTGAATGCGCCTGGTATGATTTGAAGCGGAAAGCCTGCGCCACCAACAAATCTAAATACCTCTGTTGTTTGCTCGCCAATGATTGATAATTCATCATGATCAACAACCTGTGTAATAATCCTATCAGGATCACCCTCAGCACTACCAAAGTCTAAAGCGTCAAACTCTAGCGGTTGATTTAAGTTAGATACAAAAAGCTGCCTACCATCGCTTGCAGTAAATACAAACACGCCACGGTAAAATCTAACTGTGTCTGAAACTTGGAAGTCTGGATCTACAATTTGTGCAAATGCGCTTGATACTGTATCGAATACAAATGAATCACCACCAGGAACAACGATAACTAAAAACGTGCCGTTGTCTGCCATATCAACACGAACAGAGCCGGTAACTGTGCCAAAGATAGCAACAGCGCCGGATGATGATATAGACACTAAACTATTACCGTTTACAGAGTAATCAATACCGTTTACTACCCACTTACCACGACAAACACCCAGATTAGTAGATGCAAACTGTGACAAACCGTAAGGTTGCTTTAATGACGTTTGGTTTTCTGCTGGACCTTCTGAAACTGTTGGGATCCAATTAATACACCGCTGACCAGATAAGGCCAACGATTCATCTTGATAAAAGCCTAGTGGGATAGGTACGGGGACTCTAGGCATTAGAAGTTATCCGATTTGTTAGGACTAAAAAAGCGTTGATATTCATTAGTGTTGGGGCATTGATTACCCGAACCGATAGGAAGCGTATCAGGGTATGCTATTTCGCCTATATGAGAATTAGATATCTCTAACATTTCCATAGCTTCACGCGCATTTTCAGCTAAAGCGCTTGTGATTGGCTTAGAGTATGAAGGAGCTAGCTTGATAGCTAACTTAGCTTTTACCGCGGCTATTGCTGCCGGTTCAAGCTCTAATACATCATCACCGTTAAGTACTGGATTGTAACCAACAATAATACCAAGCTCATTCCATTGGATTAACATATCATTAGCTCTACGGATGCCAGATTGAAGCTCATCACCAGTCAAAGCAACCTCAGCTTTTTTAACTGTAATATCCTCCATCGCATCTTCAACAACTTCACGCATCGTAGTCATTATGCACCTACCAATTCTTTAACTTCTTCACGCAGCTTTTTGATGCTTCTACGTCTATCTAATTCGACATTAAAATGAGTAAAAGCATAATCTTCTAGCTCTTTCTTTTTCATTGTGTCGATATTTAAAGCGCCGTTTGCTGCATCTCTAACACCTTGGATGGCTTCACCTAAAACCTGAACTTGAGATGGGTCGTCACCATTAATACCAAAATCAGAAATAGTTATGAAATCTGCTGGTGTATCTGACCAACCTAGTAGCTTTTGATTATCAAAATCCTCAGAATCAATTATCTTTGGTGTTTTCGTCTTGTGGTAAATCCACCGTTTGAATGATTTAGCCATTATTTAGCCCTTTTGATTAATAAGTAAAGTATACCACTAATTGAGCAGAAACAAAAAAGGCTAGGTAATTAGCCTAGCCTTTTAATAATCAACTCAGATTAAGAAGTGGTTCGCACTGCAAAGTCTGGGTTTTGAGCTTTAACACCGTACAAAATATCGAAACGATAAGTTGTGGTATCTGTGCCGATAGCGTATTGAGTTACAGTACGAATACTGATGTTATCAAAGCTTTCACGGCTAGCGCTTGCACCTTCAGTTGGTAAATCAAGCGGAGCCATAGCAAGAGTAATAGCATTCGGATGGAAAGCTAAGTTTTGCTTGTGACTTGCACCACTTGCGCCAGTTTTAACGGTGATAGCTGCATCTTCTGCCGGTGCTGCTGCCACTGTTTGGTATGGGCCACTAGTAATGATTGGCGGCGAAATAGTTAATGCCGCTGGACCAGTTGTTGAACCCGCTGCGGCATCTGCTGTAACAACAAATGTTTGCAAATCACCAGTATCAACACGAGTACGGCGGTTAACAGAATTAACACCTGCAATTGTAATAACATCACCAGCCAATAAAATATCAGCAGTGTCATTAGTCCAACCATCAGTATTAAGTGTTTGCGCCCATGCTGCGCCGCTTGCTGCGTAAGTAGTGCTTTGCGCTGCACCGTTAACTAATGGCGTACCAGTAGCAACACCAACGGTATGAAGTTTAAGTGATTGGTTTTCAAATAACATAAACTTACTATAGCGACCAATAGCTGCTTCTTCGATGGCTTTTTTGGCGATCTCTGTAGGGAATACAGATTTTAAGCCGTCAGCCAATGCAAGAGATGCATCTTCATCATAAAAGGCATTCCAACGTACATTCATTGGAGTACCGAGTTTTGATAATACTTTAGCTGCCGCGCCAACTTCCAAGAAAGTAGATGGTGCTACACCAGGTGTACCAACAAAGTTACCAATCTCTTTATAAGAGTCAGCTAATGATGATTCAACTTGCTGTGCTAATTCTGCCATTGCTGGCTGAATGTAACGAGTGTTAAAATCTTCAATTTTCAATGTTAAATCTTGAGACGTAATAGCAAAATGCACATGCTTACGTTGATCAAGAGTTACGTTAGCTGCTACTTCTTCAATATCTTCCGCTGCACCTAAAGTGGCGCCATCTGAAGATGTGAACATAACAGGACGGCGAACACTAATGGTTTCACCTACTTTTCGAAACTGACTATCTAACTGACGATCAACTTTCGATGCGATTTGCAAGTTATTTAAAAACTCTTTTACTGCGTGACGAGTGATTATACTCGTTGTAATTAATGCGTTACTCATAATTTATCCTTTATAGACCTTATCCAAACTTGGCCATCCATTCTTCAATAGGCATATCATCACCAATTTCTGAACTTAAAGCGCTGCCAGCAGTTACCGGCTCGATTGGATCGGGTGCTGCACTTGTTTTAATTTCGGGTTTAACAGACATACTCGCTGAAAGTTTTCCTAGCTCCATCATTGCCGCCATCGGTGTCATATTTGCTAATGCATCGGCTTTATCTAAATGAGTGCCAAGATGATAAACCATCTCCGCGCCATTCTCTAAGTCCATAATTGCATCAGCAACACCTGCCGGTAACTCTGGTATGCCGCTAGCTTTAGCGTCAAAATCATCTTTACCCAAAGCGGTCGCTCGTTCATTAAATGTAGCTAATGACTCTTGCATCTTTGCTTTTTGGTTAGACTGTTCTTGTTGTGCCTTTTGAGTTGCAATCTCAGCCGCCACTTGTTCTTGAACCTGGAATGCAACGTCAGCTTTATTAAAAGCATCTTCATCGAATTCATGATCTTCAAGAGTTGGTTTTGTCAGAGTAGGTTTGTTAGCCTTATACTCATCAAGTTGTTTTTGCAAATCATCAGCGCGCTTAGCTTCGGCTTCTCGCTTTCGTCTTTCGTCGTGCTTATCTGCTGTAATTTTGTTAATTCGCTCTTGAACACCGTTTTTTTCAACTGGTTCATTAGCTTCTACGGGGGCTGATTCCGTGGATGTAGCTTCTGCTGTTGCTTCTGTTTGGGTTTGATCATCACCCTGAACAAATGCATCAATAGGCTCTACTAGTGCAGCTTGGTTTTCATCTGACATTTATACGCATCCTATAAGGAAGAATTTTAGC